CCGAATACTGAAGTTATCGACGCTGAAAAGATGGTTAAGAAATATGGCGTTGCGGCTGTTCTAGCATCAGGTCTTGTAGTTGATGGTCTGCAGGCATTTGGCGATCTTTGGATGGCTTGTCAGACCGCACAAGGCTTCGGTGAAGATATTTCTGCAGAAAACTCTAGAAACACCATGAAGAAAGATTGGGTCCGTCGCTTTCAGGCGTTTGCATCTAAATACCTTGAAGGTGATTTAAAGCAGGCAGAATATTGTTTGAAAGACGCCCATTTAATTCATAAGTGGGAAAAGATCAAACGGTCTTATTCTCAGATTGATTGGATTTCTGAACTGTCTGAAAAGAAATATACTGATGTTGATACTCTTGGCGCTGCTGCATGTGCTGGTGGTGCATGTGAGATTGACTTTTAAAGGAGCGCATATGAAATACCGTATTATTTGTGGTCAATGTGAAGTGGAAAGTGTGGTTCATCTAATCTATGATGAACCACCAAATCACTGCCCATATTGTGGCTCTGAACTATCTGATGATGAGATAGATGAATATGAATCTGGTTGTCTTTGTGACTAGTATAAGTACCTCAGTTGAAACACACTGGGGTATTTTTTTTATGTCTGATCATTATACAGGATGGTACTATAAGTTCGCTGAGTATGATCCTGAAACAGCACCGGAAGAGTTTGTAGGCTTCGTCTACCGTATACAAAACCTAGATACACTACAGAAGTATATTGGTAAGAAACTCCTCTGGAACCGCAGGAAAACGAAGGTAAAGACCAAGTCCGGCGGCACTAAAACAAAGTATATTACCAAGGAGTCAGATTGGAAAAAATATTATGGCTCAAACAAACTACTTCAAGAACAAGTTCAAGAAGTCGGTGGTGATAAATACTACAGAGAAATCTTAAGGTTTTGTAAGACGAAAGGTGAATGTTCTTACTATGAAGCAAAATATCAATTTGAATATGATGTTCTACTGAGAGATGATTATTTTAATGAATATATCCAGTGTCGGATTAATGCGAAACATTTGAAGAGGAATGATGATGGCAGTGAATAAAATTACTTGGAATGTATTTGAAGTTTTACAAAAAGTATCTGCTGCTAAGAAAAAAGCAGAGAAGATTTCTATTCTCAAACAAAATGATTCTACAGCACTTAGAACTATAATTCAAGGTTGCTATCATCCAGGTATTAAATTAGATTTGCCCGAAGGTGATCCGCCATATGAAGCTTGTGACACACATAATGCTCCTTCCAGTTTACACAGAAAATGGAAGGACTTTGGATACTTTACAGGTGCGCATACTAAGAGACTTGGTAAAATTAAAATTGAACGCATGTTCATTCAACTTTTAGAGTCTATTCATCCAGAAGATGCAAAAATTGTATTGCAGATGAAAGCAAAAAAACCTTTCAAGGGTATTTCGTCTGCTTTAGTCAAGGAGGTCTACCCAAATCTGATACCTCCTGACTGATTTGTTATGTTCTATTAACTAACCGAAGGAATGCATTATATGCTCGTTTCTCAAATCGACCGATTGAAAAAAGATTATCGTGAACTTGAACATTATGAACGAAAACTCGTAAAACAAGGAAGAGATACTTTAGTAAGGCAAATGAAATTGAAACGAGATTATCTGGGTAGATCAATAAAAGACTTGGAGGAACAACTTTTTAATTGACAACTGACAAAATATAATATATAATACAGTTGTTGTTGTGGGGCAGAGAGAATATACACTTTCTGTCCCATTGTTATCTAAGAGGTAAAAAAGATGTTAAAAAAGATATTTTGGAAGATTTTTTCTCTTGACAAAAGCAAGCATAGGCAGTATACTCTTCTATATGATGATTTATGTATGTGATTAAGAGTATGCTCCCTTGGCGGAATTGGTAGACGCTGCGGACTTAAAATCCGTTTTCCTTTGGAAGTGCGAGTTCGAGTCTCGCAGGGAGTACCAAACATAGAGACGTGCCGTTGATAGCGGCTAGTGGGCGTTGTCTGACTCCCATGACGAGAAGCGGGATAACATCCGCAAAACTAAAGGACCGATGGTAGTAGCCACCGTTAACATACTTACCGATGGTAGTAGCCCGTGATGAAGGAAGCGATAGCGAGGTTTTGGGGAGACGTTCGAACCTGTTGTATCCCATACACATCTAACCCGCAAGGGGACAGTTTAGATTGGTGACTGTATGGTCTATTATAGGGAGTCAGTGAACCAATGCTTCGCACCTTCAATTTAATGGCCGGTAGTTCAACGGTTAGAACCCTCCGCTCATAACGGAGTTGTTACAGGTTCGAATCCTGTTCGGCCAACCAATAAATACTCCTTTAACGAGGATTCCTATGTATGTAACACCATGCGTTTCCATATGTAAGTTAGAGAATGGTATCTGTATAGGATGCAAGCGAACCAAAAAAGAGATCGCTGGATGGAAAAAATATTCTGATAAAGAAAGACTTGACATAATGCGTAAATTAGGGTATGGTAATAAACGTACTAACCGCAGGAATAAAGCATGAATATTTTTTATCTTGATCCAAACCCAGTAAAAGCAGCACAGATGCATTGTGATCAGCACGTTCATAAAATGCTACTAGAAACTGCTCAAATGCTATCTACTGCACATCGTATGCTAGACGGTGAAAAGACTCGCCGCCCATCAAAATCTGGCAAGCGCATGGTTGACTACTATGTGCATCCTGATCCTGTACTAGAGCATACACTTTACAAAGCTGTACATTTCAAACATCCATCTAATATATGGATTCGTCAAACTATGGAACAATATGGTTGGGCAAAAGATTTGATGAATGCACTTGCTGATGAGTATGAGTATCGTTTTGGCAAACAACACGGCACTGCTCTTACTGTTCTACCACACCTACAACTCCCACCTAAGTCTATGAAGATGAATGGTGGTTGGACTCCACCTCCTCAGTGTATGCCTGATGAAATCAAACGTTCTACTTCACAGACTATGCATGCATATCGTGACTTTTATATCACAGAAAAATCTAAGTTTGCACGGTGGAAAAAAACACGAAAAAGTCCCGATTGGTACTTGACAAAGCCTTCTGAAGACATTATATTAAGTATGTAAGAGAAAAAGAAGGTAAGTCTAATGACTGAACAGATTCAAAGTTACATTGCTGCTTGTGAAGCAAACCTTGCCAAGTATCAGCAGATTGAAGACCCTGTTGAACGTGATCGTGCTGTTGCTGCCTGTGAAGGTATGATTGCAGACTTTAAAGCACTTATTGAGGAATAAGAATGAAAAAGAAGTCTTTTGTAATTCGTGATGCAGTCAGTAACGGTATTCGTTTTGGTCTGCTTGAGGCAATCACTTCAGAGCGCCAAGCGAAGAAGTTTATGCGTGACTTTGAAAAACGTATGAAGGCATGTGGCATTGAAGTACAATGTGTGATTCAAGAGGTTAAAGATGCGTGAAACAGTTCACCTAAAAGGCATTACCAAAAAAGGTAAGCAACGTATTCAAGAGCATGGTGCCTTATGGGAAGTTCTTGAAAAACGTCCCGGAACTTTTGAGGGTCTGTTGTTAGGTTCTCCTAAAACTGGCAATATCCGTTGGTTGACAACAGACTTCAAAGTTATAGATGAAAGTGAACATGTTGTAGATATAGATGGAGCAACAGATTAATGAAAAGTAGCCTTGCAGATAAGGTAATTCTTACCGATTGTGATGGAGTTCTAGTAGATTGGCTCTTTGGTTTCAAAGAGTTTATGGCAGATCGTGGGTATACTGAACAAGATACGACAGGATACGCAGTATGGAAACGATATGGATTTATTAACAAACAGGCTGCCGAAGGTCTTTGCCGAGAGTTTAATAATTCTGCAGCCATGGCATATCTGACTCCACACTTGGATGCAGTCAAGTATGTTAAGAAGTTGCACGAAGAATGTGGTTATGTTCTGCGTGTAATTACTTCCATGTCACTTAACAAATATGCGTATAAAGCACGTCTACAAAATCTACATGCACTGTTCGGCGAAACTGTCATTGACGAGCTAGTCTGCCTAGATACTGGTGCTGATAAAGATGATGCACTTGAACAATACCGTGGCACAGGTTGTGTTTGGGTAGAAGATAAGTACAAGAATGCTGTACTGGGACAAGGACTTGGACTTGAATCTTATCTGATTGACTTGCCTCATAATCGACAGTTTGACTTTGATAATCGTGTTCAAGGTTGGGAAGACATTTATTATTCTATTGTAGGAGTTTAAAATGAAATCTATTATTATTGCATCTGTTGCGATGCTTGGTTTGACCGGTTGTGCAACTCTTAACGCCCCACTTGGTCAATGTACTGAAGTGATGTATTATAATGAACGCCTGCCACAGTATGCTGCTCTTGGTGCAGCAGCTGGTACGGCTGCTATGGTTGTCCTCTCTGATGGTAATGTAGGCGGAACTGATGCACTCTTTGGTGCTGCCACAGGAGCTCTTGCTGGTACAGTAGCATCCGGTGGACTATATACAGCAGAGGTTTGTCCATCAATGTCAGAAGTATTAAAGGAAGTTCAATGAAACGTATTCTAGCCGTTTTGTCTATGGTAGGAATTGGTTCATGTGCCAGTCCTGCTACAGCAGAGATTGCAATTGTGACTAATGTAGAGCCTAACTGGATTAAAGTGGTTCGCACTGTTCCTGTTGAGTCTTGTGACATTGCGCAAGTACCAATCTATGAGAATGTGCAGGGTCAAGGTGCTACTGGTTTGGAAGTTCTTTTTGGATCGGTCTTTGGTGGGTTGCTTGGTAAAGCAGTGACA